GAGCATTGCCTTGTGGTCTTCCCAGCGCACGAACACTTGTCATATTAGAAATCCGTGTATTCAGCTTTGAAGACGATACCGCTTGCGAGGGCTACCTGAGAACCCACATAGATTTGATCCCCAGCCTCAAGGCGGAGAGGAGCAGACTCAGAGTAGGAGAAAGCAGTAACAGGGATTGCAGTCGTGGTAGCAACCGTGTGTGCCGACATCAAGGCCGAGTCAATCAGACGATCCGTAGTGCCACTGTCCTTGCTGATGAACACAACAAGACTTGAAGCAGTGACCGTGGCCCGAGGAGTGGCGGTCAACTTGGTCAGAAGGGCACCTTCAGAACCTGCGGTCACGAGCAGGACAGTGTTGGTCGGGGTGTCACCAGCAATTGAACCAACTGCACCAGTGGCAACAGCCGTAGCCGTCTTGAGGGTTTGGGCGAAGGGGGCGGTAAATGTCTTGGCCATCTTGTGTCTCCTTTAGAAACAGAGTGCAGTTGCCTGCACCTGAGCCAGGGCAGTGTTGTTTGAGAAGGGCTCGGTAGCCACTGTACCAAAGCTTAGGTTTCCAGCACCATCCGTCTTCATGTACTGGTTTGCAGTTCCGTCAGCGACGGGCAGTGTAAAAGTACCGGCAAAATCGCCGAGCTCGTTCAACTCAGCCGCGCTTGCCGTCAGGTCGCTGATGTCCGCAACGACCAAAGTCCCGTCAGCGAAGGGGCTTCCGGTCGAGACGAAGTTTCCGAGGGTGCGGGCTTTGGTCATTTGCGTTCATCCGTTCAAAAGAGCGTTAGGCGAGAACCTTGTCCGCAGAAGCCTGAGAGATGATCCCGGCATCAATAAGCATGTCAAGGATCTCCGTGGTGTCGTCAACGCCGCGAGGAGAAGCAAGCTCCTGCTTCGCAGTGACAACCTCGGGAGAGGTGTCATTGTCCCACTTCACTTTCTCGCCCAAGGTAAGGTGCTGACGCACACTGGCGACATCCCAAGTACGAGGTGCGGGTTCCGAAGGAGCAGGAGGTTCGGGCTTCACGAGGGTACCATTGACCCACCCGTCCCCATTCACTGCGTCGTCAGGCACCAGCGTGTTGTAGAACTGGGCTACGTCAGGGTGATAGCAGGACACCGGGTCGCCATGGCAGATGTCTCTGATCTTGTCAGCTTCGATCCATGCGTACTTCATGATTAGTATCCCTCCGTCCAGAACAGAGCAACGCAGCCGTTACCGCCCGTCGAAGCCGCACCCGCGCCGCCACCGCCAAGACCACCTCGTCCTTGGTTCCCGCCGCCACCACCGCCAAAACCGCCGTTACCAGCAGTAGCACCGAACCCGCCACCACCGCCACCACCGATACCGCCGTTACCGCTCCCTACACTGCTGTTACCTCCACCGCCGCCGCCCGGACCACCATTTCCTGCTGAGGCCGCTGTCGCTGTGGTTCCGTCGTAGCCACCGCCGCCGCCCCCTGAGAGGGCACGGTAAACTGCGTCGATTAGCGTCTGTGGAGCTCCACCCCCATTCATCAAGACACTTCCATTCGAGCTGCTCCCACTAACCCCTAGACCGCCAAAAGGACCACCACCCACAGGTCGCGAAGAGGGGGATTGAGAACCGCCGCCGCCGTAACTAAAAGCACTGAAGATACCACCACCGCCCAAGGCGGAACCCGATGCACCGTTACCGCCCCAACCGCCTCCGCCTCCGCCGTTAGTGGTGCTACCTCCGCTCCCCCCAGTGCCGCCAGTTCCGTACCACGATCCTGACCCGCCGCCTCCGCCGCAGTTGCCACCCGTCGAAGCGCCCCCAGAGGCAGAGAATGCACCACGAAGCAGAGAGTTGGTTGTCCCTGTTCCTCCCGCCGCGCCAGAAGTGTTTGAAGTGCCAGCACCACCTGTAGCCGTTAGCAGTGTCCCAAAAGACGACGTTCCGCCAGAAGTTCCGCTGGTTGTCCCGCCTGCACCAATCGTAATGGTTGGCAACACCTGCCCCGGAGTAACGTCGATGATGCCGTAAGCAAATCCTCCGCCGCCACCCCCTGCGGCACTGGTAGCACCGGACCCACCACCTCCACCCCAGACAGCAACGCCCATCTGGTAGACGTTCAGGGGGACGGTCTCAGTCGAAGTGGTTGCAGTGATGAGTTTGTAGTTAGTCCACCGAGGAGGAGCTACCCGAGTGGCCTGATTAGGCGGAAGACCAAAGCCATATTGACCTTTATTCATTAGAAGTCACCTCCCAAGCCAATGACATTGATCCCGGTCTGAGCCACCGAAGTCGTCGCGCGGAGCGAGTGGCCCGAAGGGAGAACCAGTGGCATGATGTTGGCATGACTGTTGCTCGACAGCGAGGCGGTAAATGCCGGAGCCGTGGTGCTGGACGTAATGGGCAGGATGGGGACCTGCGTCCACAGATGGTAGTTGGTGCCGTCGTAGATGAACAGGTTCACAAGACCCGAGAGTGTCGTGGCAACACCCTGAATGTCGATGTAGTCGATACGAGTACCCGAGGAACCTGCCGTGACCACAGTGCCGACAGTCGAAGGAGCCGTCAGAGACGTATCTGCCGTGGTGAGAAGGGCTGCGCCAATCTTAGGTACAGCGGCGTATTGAGCTGAAGTAGCCATGGTTTTTCCTTAGATTAGAGCGATAGAATCAGACGGGACCGAGGATCCCGGGGGCGCATTGCCGCCAGTGGATTGTGTGACAAAACCCTGCGCGCCTCCGGGCGGCAGACTTGCGAGCGACAGGTTTCCAGCGCCGTCTGTTTTGAGGAACTGATCCGCGCTGCCGTCGGTCGTCGGGAGAGTAAACACCCCAAGAAAGCTGGACAGGTTTGAGTCATATGCCTGGACGTTGACACCAATAGCAACACCGAGGTTTGTCCGTGCGGTGGCGGTATTGTTCAAGTCCGAGAGGTTGTCCGCGATCTGAAGGAACAGCGAGTCCGCCTCAGCCTGCGTGTACGTGTTCGCGACAGTAACCGTGCCGTAGGCCACGATGTCAACAATGTCGCCCGCAGTAGCGCCGACGGCCAGAACCACCGAAGTCCCGTTGGTGGCGGTGTAGTCGGTGTAGTTGAGGCGCGAACCGTTGAGATACACTTCCAGCAGGCCGACAGTGTACGGAACACTGAACGTGGTCTGTCCGCTCGTGGCGGTGAAGGACGTGTCTTGGTAGATCGTGGGCTGAAGGTCCGCGGCAATCGCAGAGACGAACACCACCGCATCACCCGAGAGACTGATCGGGGATCCGGAGGCGCTGCTCTCAATGACCGTGCGAGAAAGCGTGGTCCCGGAAGCAGTGTACGTGCCGCTCCCGATTTCCCAGCTCGAACCACCATCTTCGATGACGTACCGAACAACGTCGCCGTCGCTCACCCCGGCAGCGCTGAAGCTCTGGTAGCCTTGGATGGCCGATCCAAGAGTAATCGTCCCCGTACCAGTGGTAGGGGTATCCATCTTGGCTCTGTTGACTAGAACGACCATTCTGGCACTCCGCTCTAGCTGTTAGGCGATTCGGATGATGGCGTTGCTTGCATCCGCAGTGGGGAACACGATCTGGAAGTCGCCGGAGGTCGAGGACTTGTCCGAGCCAAAGTCCAAGATGATCACCGACGGGTCGCCCGCTGCCGAGTCGTTGTAGATCATCGCACCGCGGGCCGTGATTGTGGCCGAGGTGAAGGTGATGTCCGCAAAGTCGGTCAGGGCAGTCGTGCCCGAGGTGGTCGGGGTGACGTTCGTCAGAGCGCCGCCGCCTGCAACGTAGGTGCCGGAGTTGGCAACTTCGTTTGTCAGCGTGTAGGCCGTCGTGGCAGCCGTGAACGAAGCGCTGTTGTCGTAGAGGGCCAGCTTAAACGTGTTGCCGGTGCTCGCAGTGAAGTTGTGCGTACCGGTCAAGAGCTCCCTCTTGAACGACGTGCACATGAAGTTGCCGGTGAAAGCCATGTTACAGTCTCCGTAAAAGCTGAGCCAACTCTGGGTGGCCTGCGTCATTCAAGGCATTATACACAGTTGTCCTATCGCTGTGAATAGCTTGCCTCATGTAATGTGCCACCAGGACCTCGAGCTGCTTTGAGAAGGCAGCCGCCTGATCTCGTATGGCGGGGTGGGCCCCTTCGGAGACAGAGATGATGCGCTTGACGCATTGCTCGGACAACTCTTCGGGGGTTAACCCGCGACGGTCTGTAGTGACCACCGATACAAGTTGTGCATCTTTGGGGACGTCTAGCTGCAGGTTGAACACTACTGTTTATCCCTGATAACCTTGCCGGTACGATACTCGTCCGTCGTTTCCTTTGCCTCGCCCAGCATCTTGATGCCGACAATCGCCTCTTGGAAGCGGCTGTTGTACGTAGACATCATGTCGGGATCGTCCTTCATGTAAACAGCCGCCTCGATCAGCGAACCGTACAGCAAGGAGATTTCCGCGTTCTCGCTGAGCCACGAGGTTTCGTTTTCCCCCATAGCCGTCAGGCTGCGCGGGCGGTAGAAGTAGTGAAGTTCCGCAGTGTACGCCGCATTTGGCGTCGGACCAAGCAAGAAGTTGGTCACGTCGAACTGGCAGTAGTACCGAGGCTCACCTGTGGTGGTCGGATCCGGAGTGTACGACTGCACAAAGCTCGGGTCCTTGAAGTCCACGAAGAACTTGTCGCCGTTGGCCCCCGTCATGCTCAGCGAAAACGGAGCCAAGAAATCCGACGGCACCGGCAGGTACTGGTTTCCAGCCCACGTGCTAGCCGTGGCATTCTTCCGGAACAGGCTGAGCTGCACACTCTTCAGGATGCGCTCTTCGGCCATGCGAATGAAGATCGGAAGGTTGTTCACGAACCCCGTCTCTTGGTATTCCGAGTAGTCGATGATTGCCTGTTTTAGCTGTGCGTATGTAAAGGCCATGTCAGCTCACCACTGTGACGGTGCCCACCGAACCGGTAGCCACGAGATTGTTCGGAGGGTTGATACCGTTGGTGGGAGGACCACCGACCGGGTTCCAACTCCACTGGATGTTCCGCTGCTCCGGAAGATCCTGTTCCGGGCGGGGATTCTGCAGCGCCTGTGGATCCGGACCGACCTTCGGAGGGTAAAGCTGCGGATGCTTAGGCTCGTACTCGTCTGGTCCCACCAAGGCACCAGTCCACTCCAGCTTCATGTCCCGAAGCCGGTAGCGCCGACCAGAGCGGTCGGAAAGTCCCCACGCCTTTTTGCCCGCTGCAAATGTCATCAGGTCCTCAGGTATTGAACGCTCGGTTGGAGCTTCAGAGGAACGCGATCACGATCCTCGTCCGACGCACGTTGGAACTCTTCGTCGTAGACAGCCTTCAAGATCTGCAGGCGGTCCGGAGCGCGCTTCATGGCCATGTAGTACGCCAAGCCAGCGACCATGCACGGATAGAACCGGAACGGAACGCCGCCAGTGTTGACCATGGCGTCTGCGTCCTCGAGCCGACGGACGTAGTAGTAGACGATCTGGTCGGTGGAGTTCTCCGGAGACTGCCAAAGGTTGATGACCGGCGAGATCTGGCGATTGAAGAAGAACTGGGACGGGCGACCTTGGTCCGTCTTGTTCGGGAAGTTGAAGTAGTCCGAGCGGCTGATGCGGTCCATCTCGTAGTCTGTGCCGTCGCGGCGCAGAACCATCTCGAGGATATCCACAACGTCGGACTCCAACGTGTAGGTCGCGGTCCCCTGCGTCAGGGTGATCGAAGCCTGCGTCACCGTCCAGAGGTTCAGGCCCCGGTTGGCCCACTCAGCAAACATCAGGTTGAGAGACCGACGAGCCGTACGGGCATCGTAGCCGGTGCGAACCTCAAGTCCGCACCGCTCGTAGGCCTCTTCGATCATCTCGGCCACGTCGATGTTAAAGTCTCTCGAACCAGATGTGGTCATTTTTTCTTCGCCGTTTTGGCCGATTCCTTAAACGCCTTAGAGGTGGGCGCGCCCTTGGAACCGGGCTTCCTCATCTTCTCGCCCGAGCCTTCAGCAATGCGCTTACGCTTGGCGTGGATGTTGGTGTAAAGTCCTGGCTTCCCGGGCATTACTTCATCTTCCCCATGGCCATCTGCTTGCGCGGACTGCACATGGACTGGTCCTTGCCCTTGACCATGCCGCCCTTCTTGTAGCCGGTCTTGACAGAACCGCCCATCTTCATGCCTTTGGATTTGCACCCAGCCATTGGAACCTCCGTGATCTGTTTCGACATATTACCACGCATCATAGCCATTGTCTTTATCCCCAAACCAGAGAGGCCAGAAAGGCAATAACGCCCATTAAGACGACCGCGAGCTGCAAGAAGAACGCAATGATACCCTTGAAGATCATCGAAGACATGTCCTTTATCGATACCTTCATCTCGGCCATATCAGCCTCAACGTGGGCAAGGTGGTTGTTCTCGAGGCGATCCAGAATCGCTTCGATCTTAACCAACCGCTTGTCGATGTCGTGGACCTCTTCTTCGATCTTGCTCATGTCAGCAGTCCCATGCTCGCAGGCTTTTGTTGATCCGGCTGTTCGGATCCCGCTTAGTTTTTTCGCTCGTGAGCTTCGCCTTCATCCCAGACATCCTGGCACAAAATGACGCGCGGCGGCCCTTGTCTTCCTTGGTTTTAGGGTTCGGAGCCGGGGGCTTCAAGTTCATCCCTTGCGCTTTTGCCGAAGCTCGGCCCTTGGCGTTTAGGCCGCCTTTTGGATCCTTCCCCGCCTTGCGGGTCCAAGCTGGTGTCTTTGCCATCAGAGCGGCCCTCCGTTGCGGACAAGGACAAGGATAAACAGCGACGAGGCTTCGTTGTTGTTCGAGCTGCCCTGAGCCGTGGCTTCAAGGGTTGTTTTCTCGGGGATCTGTATGGGGTACTCAAAGATGTAGTCCGCAACCCCGTTGTTCACCGTGGTGATTGCTGCGGTGCGGCGAACGCCGTCTGTGCCAATGCTCAGGAGGCGACCGCTGACTTGGGCCGAGCCTCCCGGCTGTCCGGCGGAAAACAATCCTTGCGAGACGTAGGCGGTGTGCCCTGCCGGAACCGTGTAGCTCCCGGTGATACGCTGGTTGTAGTCGAACTTGATGAGGTCGTAGACCGTGGCCGGGACACCGGCGGTGACGGTGCCCGTGCCAAAGTAAATGTCCCCGGCTGCCGACAGGCCAGAGCCCGCTGTGGCGACATAGGCGTTGTTGATGTGGAAAAAGGCCTGAGCCGTAAGCACCGCCGTCTGCCCGTTGAGGGTGACAATCTCACTGATCTCGTTGTAGTTGGCGTCAACCCCAGCCAAAAAGACTGTGCGAGCGCCCGTGCCATTAGCCGTGTCGTTGGCACTGCTGGATGAAACAGACATTTGCAAGGCCGCGGCAGGCAGGGGAAGTATCCCCGTGTACGGCCACACCGTAACACGAGCGGTATCTACGTCTGGGTTGTACCCAAACACAGCAACGCTTCGATGCCCCGGGATTTGACCCCGGGACACCTGTAGTTCAAACGGCTCTACCGTGCCGACCTGTGAGATGGAGCGGATGTCTGTCACAGGCATCGCCAGACCTCAGGACCAGAAGACAGTTGCCGCAGTGACGTTGGTCGCAGCCGACACATAGATGTCGGAGGTGGCAAGAATGCCATCGTCCGGGATATCGATGGTCGAGAAGCTGTTCGACGCCAAGTCAACATCCAGAAGCGTGGAGCCCCCGTTGCCGTCCGTGATTGTCACCCGACCCGCGCCAGCGCTGCTGACGAGCACGGTGATGTGCCGAATGCGGGCCCGTCCGACGCTGAGCGCGCCGGTGCCGGTAACCCGCTTTGTCTTTATATCAGAGCCAGCCATGCGGGCCTCCTATTAGCTGAGGGCTGCGCCGACAGCGGTGACCCAAGCGGAGCCGGTCGAGACGACGATGCAGTACTCGTTGTTGCCAGCGCCGTTGTCGCTGATCAGGCGGACCTGACCGGCGTTAGCGGCAGCAGCCGTCGGAAGCGAAGCCGTGGTTTGAGCGGTGAGCGAGACAAAGCTGCCTGCGCCAACGATGAAGCCGTTGGTCGAAGTCACTGGTCCCGAAAAAGTTGTGGAAGCCATGGTCGTACCCTTTGCACAAGGATTTGCTCTGCAGTCTGTGCAATGTCAGGAGGGCGGATACCTGTCTGCAAAGCTCTATTTTTGCCCTGCCTGCAGTCTATAACAAGGCTCAAACAAAAGAAAGGGGCGATCCGAAGACCGCCCCAGTCGAAAGCCCTCAGGGAGAGGAGTAGGGCTTATGCTGCACCCGGCGAACCGAACACCGCACGCGGGTCCGAGAAGCCGAAGGAGTAACGCTCACGAGCCTTGAAGCGCATGTTGCCGGTGTCGAAGTCGGCTTCCATGTTCGTCGAGAGCGGGGTGCGCTCGAAGTGGACGAAGCCACGAGGAGCGTCCGTCTTAACGAACCATGCGTCAGGATCGGTGAGGAAGTCGTTGACGGTGTAGCCGTCCGGCAGCAAGCCCATGCTGCGGATAGCGTTCACGTCATTGTCAGCGGTGCCAACGCGGAGGTTGGAGACCATCAGACGCTCAGCCACAAACTGGAGCTGGCGCGGAATGATGAGCTTCATACCACGGAGGGCAACCTTCAGACCACGCTCGTCCACGAAACCGGCGATGGCGATGAGTGCATCTTCCAACGAGGTTTCGTTCAGGTCGGCAGCCACGGTCGGTTCGTTCTGGAACGAACCGCCATTGGTCAGCGGGTGGTCGTCGGCGCAGAGTGCTTTGCCGTCGCCGCCTGCAAAAGCACCTGCCGAGAACGCGTTGTTCAGGACGGCAGCAGCTTTGACCTGCTTGGTGTGAGCCATCGAGCGGGCGAGGGCCTTCGTGTAACGGCTGCCGAGGCGGTCGTACAGGTTGTCCTCGATTGCTTCCTCGGTGATCGAGAAGGCAAGCGCGATGGTTTCGTGGTTGTACCGAGCGGTGTAGGCTTCGTTGGCATCGTCGTAGTTGATGCCAGCACCTTCCGATTTAGTCGGTGCTGATCCGAACCCGGACAGCATGACTTCCTCTTCGAATGCACGATCCGAGGACTCGGTGACATAGATTTCGGAGTGCTGGTTTTCGTAACGAGCATACTCCATGCCGAAGAGGGCGTTAAGACCCGGCTCCAGCTCTTTCGCAAGTTGTGCGCGCGAGATAGCCATGTTTCAGCCCTCCTTAAACGCCGGTCGTCGAAACAGTGCCAGCCGCAATCGAGCCATTCGGCGCGTTGAAGCTGTTGTTCAGACGTACGATTACCGGGATACCAGCCGCAGTGAAGTCCTGGTTGTCCACATCATTCTGAATGCCGATGATGCGGAGCTGCAGGGCTGCAGTGGTGTTGATGGTGCTGACGGCGAGTTTGCCCGACGAGATGCCGGAGATGGCCGACCCGGAGGTCGCGGTGGCAAAGTTCGCGTTAGCAAAGACGTGGCCTTGAGCCGTCGCCGCGTTGGTGAGCGAGGCATCTGCCGCGATCACATACGTCTGGTTCGGGTTGTCATAGACATACGCCTTGACCGGGAAGGTCGAGTCTGCACCCGAGCCCGGCCAGTAGTTCGACCAGACCGTTTTACCGGTGGTGGACGAAACGTATTCACAGCCCCAGAACACACCCAAGAGACTCACAGTGCCGCCGTTTGCGTTGCCCACGATGTCGACGAAGCCGGTCGACAGCGGGATAACAGGCGAACCCTGATAGATCGCGTTGGTGTTGTTCGAGGCAATACGGTATTCGGTCACGCCGGTGGTGTTGGCACCTTGGCCGTTAACACCAACGGGGCGAAGACCGAAGGCAACATTTGAGTTTGCCATGGTATTGCTCCTTCAAGCAGGTTATTCGGAGTCGCGAGCGCGACCTCCGAAGGATACACGACTTTGCCGACTATTGGAAATCGGCATAGAAGGATGTTGATCCTTCATAAGATCCTGATCCACAGCTTGCATCTGCTCTCGGGTACGGCCCCCGTAATACGCGTTTCTTTCGGATGCAGTCTCGGCAGGTAGGCGGCACAGCATCAAGCCACCTTGGCCAATAACACCGTCGTACTTCCCGCTGTCGATGACAGGCGCTTGGTAGTTCGGATATTCGTCGGCGCGAACCGGCTCCCATCCCTCGGCGAGCTTTGCGTGTACGTTGATCTTGTCGTCTTGCCCACGCATGGACACACGAACCCAACGATGTACAAAACCCTCTGGAGGAGGCGGAGCCTGAAGGTAGCTGGGCGGAGCCCAAGGTTTTCTGCGCGATTCTTGGTCGCGGGTTTCGCTGGTGCGAGGTGTTCTGTCAGCCATGTGCTTACTCCTTCACGTACTTGGCGTATTCTTCGAGAGGTACACCAAGCTTTTTCGCAATCGCGACTTGTGAATGCGTCAGCTTGACCGACCTGCGCCCCTGAGTTGTACTGCGGGATGCGGAGTTACCAGCAGAAGCGACCTGGCTTCCTCCACCCGATTTCTTCGCCGCCTGGAACTTGTGTGGAAATTCCCTGCGAATACGACGATCAACCTCATTGTAATACTCATCGCTCTGCGGGTCAAACCCCTCTTCATCGACAAGCTGTTGGTGGATCGTAAATGCCGCAGTGGTCATGACGCGGTCGTCACCGAACCACTTGTTCTTCTCCGCCCAGCTCTGGGCGCGAGGGTCAGGCTTGGGCCGCTGAAGCTGAGCTTGCTGCTGAGCCGGTTGAGCGGGAGCCTGTTGACGTTCGACCGGAGCCTTAGCCTGCTGATCGGCGCGAGCCTTGGCAACGCCGTAGCGCTGCTGTTCCACGGCGATCTGAGACAGCATCTCCTGCGCCTCAAGAAGGCGGTCCGAATCTCCCGACTCGTACGCTTCCTTGTACATGCGCTTGGCAGCGTCCTGTTGCGACTGCAGACGCGCGCCGTATTCCGACAGGTAGCCCGTGTCTAGAGCCTGCATGCGCTGCTTCAGCTTCTGGTTTTCCTCCAGAAGTGTCTGAGACAGCCGGACAGCCTCTTGGCGGTCCCGCTCTTCTTGGCGGTAGCGCTCCGTCAGCTTCTTGATGCGGCTCTGGACGCCACGGCTATAGGACGAAAGCTCGTCCTCTCCGCCCTCGTCCGCAGCAGACTCAACCCGAGTTCGCTCGCCCTCATCAGAGGTTTCTACCTCTGTGGTCTCAATTTCGTTCTCGATCTCTTCGGTCATGAACTTATCCCTCAAACGTGTTTGACATCATCCGGATCCAAGATGGTGGCGATGACTTCGTCGTCATTGATGATGCGGACCTCCCCGCCCTCAATCTTGAAACGAGAGCCTGAGTACCGACCGATGCACACCCACTGACCAGCGGCGCACCACGGCTCGACACCATCCCCAAACTTGCCCGGATCTTTGTATGCCAGCGGCCCCAGCTTGAGCACGTATGCCACAACAGTAGCAACGGACTCCCGCTCCCGAACTTCGTCAGGAACGTACAGGCCTCCAGCGGTTTTCGCTTTGCCTTGATAAGGCATGACCAGAACCCGCCAGCCGGTTGGTTGCGGGAGACGCTCTAGTAATGATTTTTCAAGGAGAGAGGGATCAAG